CGTGACCTCGTGGTGCACTCCGGGAAGGCAGAGTTCGACCCGGAGACGCGTACGTGGTCGACCCCTCCGTTCGTCGTTCGTGAGGCGAAGAAGAAGATCACCGTGAGGTTACATCCGGCTGACGCGGCGGATCTGTTCGACGATGCACAGCACTATTCTAACGCGGACATGTTCGAGTGGGATCTTCAGTATCTGGTCTCGAGTGCTCGCGCGACGGTGTACCAGATGAAGAAGCAGTTGGGCTGGTGACAACAAACCACTTGACAACATTGCTCTGATCTGCTTTACTTTGTGTATGGGCAAGAACACAACCACCAAGGAGACCACAATGATCACCAAGGCAGCAATCGCGAAATGGGCAGCGGAGAACCGCGTGCCGGGATTCGAGGACGTGTACAAGTTCGTCGAGCGTCACGTCTGGGACATCACGTCGTACAACAGCCTGTGCTACGTGGGTATCCCGGCTGTGATCCCGACCAAGGCAGCCGCCTGTGACGAACTCGCCACTTTCTGGTCGCAGTACGCAAACAACGGCAATAATCGAAGCCAGTTCAATCAGCAGGTCGTCTACGTTGCCCGTCACCTCCAGCAGTATTACACGGAGAAGGGACAGTGAGCGTGTTCCACTGCGAGAACTGTGGCACGCACAGCAACTGGAACAACGAGACCTGCATGCTGTGCGGACTCGACTGTATCAGCGACACCAGTATCCAGACCGGGCTGGCGGAACTGCTTGAGCACGAAGGCGACAAGTTCGGGATCGTGAACGTGAGAACGTTCGAGGAAGATGGAATCATGAGCCTGAACTACGGGCTTGTGCTGACCATGAGTGACCATTCTGAGTACCAGATCACCATCAACAAATCCAGATAGGAGAGAAAGATGGCAGCATACTTTGACAGGCGGATCACGCACTACAAGCAGCGACGAGACAGCGCCATGTTTCGTGGTTTTATCGCTGGGCTGGCAATCGGCGGAATCATCGTAGCATTGGTCACGTTCGCTGCCGATGCGGACGCAAAAACTGACAGGCTACCACCAGCGTGGCGCACTTGGCTCGAGGTGTGCAGCCGCGAACAGCCCAAGCCCGGACGGTTCGATGTCACGAAATGGTCGACACCGAACTGGCACCAGACACACAACCACAGTTTCCCGGGCGGTTGTGGTATGACCCTACAGAACTACGCTGATGTGAGGCGCAAGCACTGGGCAAAGACCATGGACAAGGCGACCCCTGCCCAGCAGTTGTGGGCTTGTCACTTTCTCTTTTGGAAATACGCTCGCATTGGTCAGGCTCTGACCGGGTCGTACGATGGTGGACAGCGTTACGGCTCCACCGTGTGGGACGTCCACACCGACATGGGGTGGTACGGGTTCGAGCGCGACGGCAAGACTTGGCAATAACGCCAATAGACACGAGGAGAACAGAATCATGAAGAAGGCAAAGAAGCATTTCAACCCCGGAGACCTGCGCGTCATGCGTAAGGGCACGGGACTGACACAGCAGGTGGTTGCTGCGCGGATGGGTGTGGAGGCTTCCACGGTGAGCATGATCGAAACCGGGAAGAACTCGAACCCGATCACGATCGCGCTGTACCTGCGGGTTCTCGAGTCGGCGCGTGACGCGGACGTGACGGGCTGGACGAAGAAGCAATACTCGCTCGATTACGTAGTTGTGGCTGCTGGAGCTGGTGCTGTGTTTGGCGCTTTGGTGCTCGCTTGCGCCACTGCGCTGTTCGTTTAGGTCGACCTTGACGCCCCGCCTTTGCGCGGGGCGTCTCTGTGTTTACACACATCACTTGACAAGATCCTCTCGATCTGCTTTACTTTGTTTATGAGCAAGACGTTCACCACCAAGGAGACCCAGATGGACATCACCCAGTACACCAGCGAAGAGATCGCAGCCGTCGGGCGCTACATGCGCGAGTTCGACCCCGGTTTTGTCGAGCAACTCGAAGAGGACGACGCCAACCTCACCGACGAGAACATCGGAGAGCAGATGCTCGAGTGCGACATCGACGAGTTCGAAGAGATCCTCGACAGCATCACCTTCTAACCGACCAACCAACGAGGAGAAAACCACCATGAAGACCATCAGCGCAACAGCAACCAAGCGCATCACACGCCGAAAGTTCGGCAACACCGGGCGCGTCATCACTATCGCAGACAAAGGTGATGTGATCAGCATCAACGTGAGCGACACACACATGCCAGACGGCAGTGTGAAGCGTGTGTTCACCGTCTACCCCGATGGTATGTCAATGGGATACGCCATCACCAGCGACGAACTCGAGTTCGACCAAAGCGAAGCAGACAAGAACGTCACCAGTGCACGCCAATACCGCATCAACGTCCAGATCTGACAAGGAGACAAGCATCATGACCAGCACCACCGACAACACCTGCCCTGACTGTAACGGCACAGGTAATCACGAGACACCGACTGGAAACACCGGTTTCCTCGTCGCAACGCACGAGGTTCACACCTGCGAGACGTGCCACGGTTACGGCAAGACCGAGATCGTCGTCTCTTTCACTCCCGACGAAGCGCGACTGATGCAGGAAGCGATGTACTGCTGGGCGCACGTCCTTCGCGATAGCGCCGACGAGTGCGCCGACTCGACTGAGTTTGCGGACTCCTCGATCGCCCTGCGCGACAAGGCGGGGCGCTGCGTCGCGCTAGCCCCCCGCTTCATCTAAAACCACAAACCAGCCCGACCCGGTCAGCACGACGGGTCGGGCTTCGCTGTGTCTAAGGCACCTGCACGATCTCAACAGGCGATTCGACCGCGTCACTTAGACGAATACGGTGCTGAGCCACAAGCCCGTGGCGTGGGTGCATCACCATCATGTGCTGCGACGGACTCGACGCCCCACCTCGTCCGATGCTCAGGTTCGTTTGACCAACCCATGGTCCAGACCAGATCCGCACCAGATCGCTCGAAAGGCTGATCTGGGCAGGACGATGAAAATGCCCAGACAACTGGAGCACAGGACGAACGCCAGTCGACACCATCGCAGTAAGGCTGTTACGCATGCCGGTAACAACTGGCACACCGATAAGACCGCCGCCCTTGTCCTGCTCGCCATGGGTCAGCAGCACAGTACCACCACAGGTCTGGAAATACACAGCCCTACGAGCCTCAGAGTCGTAATAGGAGATTCCACCACGATCTTCTGACTGTTCGATGATCGCTCGAGTCATCTCGTAAGTCAGATAATCGTAGTTCAATGACGCAGGTAACGAACCGGCTGACCTGCCACCGTGTTGTCCATGGTTACCTACCACGCTGACCACTGCGATCTGCTCCACGTTGAACTGCCTAGCGCGATTTGCAATGTGAAGCAACGCGGCAGACCACAACCGGCTGAGCCGCACGACCTGTTCGCCTGCGTCCATCGCGAGATGCCACGCGCTCTGTCCCTTGAACACATCCTCGCCCTCTACAAAGTCACCACCCTGTGCGATCCAGAGCGTGCCTAGCGGGTTCGAGTTCGCGGTGTTCTCGATCAGAGCGTCGACCGCTTCGAGGTAACGCTCGAGCCTGTCCTCGAAAATCTCCGGCGAATACGCGCCACCTGGCACCTCGTCAGGGTCAACAAACATGCCGAACTGCATGTCGCTCACGTGCAGGATCACGTCTACCTTGCTGCGATCCGTGCGCACCTTAGCCGGAGCGAGTCGCGGCGGAGCCTCAACCGCCACCATCTCTGCCGCTTCCTCGATCGTGGCTCGCAACTCCGCCAGTTCCGCGCTGCCCTTCTCGAGATCGCGAATCCGGCGCTGCAACATGGTCACTTTCGGGCTTCTGGTCTGCTGAATCTCACTGACTCGAAGGTCGCGCCTGTTCAACGTGCGGCGCACAGTCTCCGGCGTGCAATCGATCAACGCAGAGAACCGTTCCATCCCGACCAGCGAAATGAAACCGACCAGTTCGTCATCAGTCGCGCGGTCGAGCAACTCGCCAGACAAAGACCTCCGTGCGTCCTGTTGCCATTTCGATTTGATTCCGAACTCGCGCATCCATCTGCGAGCCGTCTTGTCAGACACCCCACGAGACGCACAGAAAGCCACCAGAGAGCCTTCTTCTTCCAAGGCGGCTTCTAATGCCTCTGAACTGTCGAAAGGACAAGAAGATGGCCTTCCTAGGCGCTCGGAACGTGTCGACGCCCCCAACTCGTGCGCCCAACGTCTGAGCGTATTCTCAGAGCGCCCAAGGTGACGTGCCAAACCACTCAAAGAGCGATGCTCAACAAGCGCGTCTTCGAACTCTTCCTTCGACCCGAACGGGTTAGGCACACGCGGAGCAGCCACAAGCCACCTCCCGATTAGGAAACGCGAATCACCACATGAGGCGGCTTCACGTCACGCGACCTGCGCCACAAACCACCGCCATCATCCTGCGAGCCAACCACACCAGAAGACGTGTTGCCCTCTACGGTTCCCGCGACTCCAGACCAGATATTAGCGCGACTCGTCATCACACCAATGTGCTGATGCACGTTGCTGTCCCATTGCCAAGCCGCCACATCACCGGCGTGACCAGAACGCCACGACACCACCCGCAAGCCATAACGACCCTCGTGAGCAGCCGCGACCCAATCCGGCACGTACGCCTCAGAACGACCACGCACAAACGCAGCCCACGACTTCCAACCAGCACACCGAAATGCCCACGACACCGTAGCCGCACACCAAGGCCATGCGCCGGGCTTCAACTCGCTACCGATCTTTTGGATCTCGCGGATATACGGACCAGCGTTATTGCCCTGAGTTTCGAGTGCTCCCTCGACAGCGATCATGCACCACATCGCACGCTCGCCAAGGTCACCCGGAAGCCAACGCCCAATAACCAACAACGTGCGAGGAGACACATCCCCAGTCGGGGCAATACTGTGCTTGCGCTGAATACGACGCGTCAACTCAACAGCAGGCGCACCAAAGTTCCTGTTGATGTTGAACCCAACAGGGATCTCGATCCCAGCCTGCCGCGCATAACCGCGCAACGCTCGCTTTACTGCTTCGTTTCGAGTCACGACAACCGCGTATCCGTCTTGATGTAACCAGCCGCGAACGTGATCAGCGTCACAATCGCGATCTGCACCACCTCAGGCAACTCGACACCAGCAAACACGTCGAGACCCCACACCAGAATCGTCACAACAGCAGCCGCAATAGCAGCACTGGTGACCTTCGGATTCACACCAGCCATGTTACACCTTCTCCAAAATGAAAGCGACAACCGCGCTGATCGCAGCCGCCATACCAGCAACACCAAACACAATACGCGCCGTAGTGTGCTTCTGATCATCAGCACCATCACGCTCAGCGTTAGCCATCTCCAACGTGCGTAGCCTACCGTTCAAATCAGACCGATACCCATGCACCTCTCCGCGCAGTTCCTCTAGAGCGCGATATAGGCGGTCAACGTCGGCTGCAGTCATGACGCTATGCGACGCCCTGCACCGTAATGGAACGAAGGCTTGCAGTCAGCACGCCAGAAGTAGCGGTACGGTAGTTCATGGTGAAGGTATTCGTACCGGGAGTCAGACCTGTGACTACGAAAGACCGGCTAACGGTAGTCCCCCACGATGCGTTGTACTGATCGTTTGAGGCAGCAATCAAATCCGCTGCCGCTAGTGTTGTCGCGCCACTTACAGCAAAAGATACATAGACCGTTCTTAGCGCCGTGTTGTGCTGCAGTGTTGCGCCAAACTGAACAAGCGCTGATGTGCCAGTTACAAGGGTAACTGCCGGATTCGTCCCACCGCTTGTAAGAGTGGGCGTATACGATGCCGAACTGGTCGTCCCGCTTGTATTGGTTGTCGCGGAAACAGGCGTGACACAAACCCACACGGAACCGCTATAGATCGTCTGAACACCGGTCGGCGTAGCAGCGTACGAGTCGCCAGATGCGCTTGGAACCGTTGGCGCGGTTAGGTACGCTTGCATTCCTTCGCTCGGAGCCGTGATAGCAGCATCTCGAGCGGCTTCGTTTGTGTAAATGCCGTAACGAGCGTTGAGATCGATCACGTCGTTTACGATGACGTTGTGCGCTGCTGCAGTGTAAACGTCGCCAGTGCTGACGGTTGCTGGAACGTTGTAAGCCATTGAACCCCAGTGCAGTTAGAAACCAAAAACAGCAGACGCATTCCCGAACTCGCTGGGAGAAGCATCTGTACCTATCGGAAGCGTACCAAACCGCAAATACTCACTTCCCCTTTCGGAAAGCGCATACGCAGTTCGATGTGCCAAACCAGCCTCAGTTATCTCATGAGTGATCTGTTCAATGTGATAATCAAGCGTGCCAACGAATGAACCAATACCACCGAACGTTGACACCCCGAAAGTGAAAGGGTCGTATTGAACTGGAGCCGTAACACGATCACCAATGTCGAGTGTCATCTGAAGCAGGATAGTAGCGTCATCCTGATTGTCGATCTGCAACTCGATAGGTGGCTGAGGCACCGATTGAGATCCAACAAGCCACAAGGCCAGAGCGTCGGCAGTGTCATTGTCAACAATGTAGGGAGATGCCACACTCGAGCCGTCGGCGAGTCCATAAATGTTCACGCTGTTGGCATCTGTGCTGGTCGCCGTGTAAACGTCAGTTCGTGCACTGTCCTGTCGCGTCACGCTCTGACGGTTCACGATCCTGTCGAGATCGAGACCAGAACCGTACCGCACCAGTTCTGTTTGGAACGTTGCCACACTGTCTTCCTCGTAACGAGCATGCCTATCACGATACTGTGCGACGCCGTCACCTCGCACCACGAACACGCCGCGCTCAGCCTCGAGCAACTCCTCAATGATCGAAAGCGCTGTCGTGTTGTCGTAATCGGTCAGGGCGAGCGGGTCGCCACCACTGACGTCGAGGTCGCGCTTTGTTGGATCGGTAAAACCAGCCGCGTCAAGAACATACCCAATTGCCGTAGATGTCGAGTCAACACCTTCAGCAGCCGCCTCTACAGCGGTGAACGTTGGTGTAACTCGAGACAACCAAATAAACAGGTCAACTGCGTTTACGCGACAGCGTTTCGATTCGGAATCCCACTCCGCGCTGCGAATGAACCCGTAAAAGAGCGAGTATGTGGTCGCTCCGTACGTGGCAGTGATACGAACTGGTCGCATCGGCGCGAACCCTGGAGTCTCACCAGCGATCGGCGACACACCACTAGGAGCGTTCGGATTGTAAAAGTCCGGGTTTGACGGGTTGTATAGTGTGAAATCAGCCTCACCAGCCTGCATGCCCTTCAGCACGTCGTTCCTGCCGCGCTTGATTCGGATCTCTTCAACATCAAACGACACATCATCGTACGCACCCGCGAAGTCGCCAGAGGTAGGGTCGAACAGGGTTGCACCGCCATCTAGTGCTGAGATGTCGAGTTTGAAGAACGCCGACACTGCGGAGTTCCACGCGACCTCAACCTTGAACGACGCAGCAGGCAACCGTTACAACTCCGCGCTAAGGGCTACGCGAGCAGATGCGTTGCTCGTCCGCACCCAACCGTTACGGCCTGCTGTGTTGCTTGCGCTGACGGAAAGAGTGATCGACGTCGTTCCCGCCTCTTGGTAGGCGAGAGTTGTCACGGTGCCGTTGGCTCCCTGCGACAGCCATGTGTAGTACCCCGCCCCAGTAATGATATCGAGTACGGGACCCGAGCGCATAGCGGGGAAACTGATGACTCCGTAGCCGTTCGACCCGTCGTACCAATGCGGATTGAATACGGCAACATTGTTGCCCGATGCAACGGTGTAGAAATACCGCTGGCAGCGGCGCAGATCATCCGTGTACGGCAGGAACTCAAAAGGCGTGCTGACCGAGCCGGTCTCCAACTGAACACCCGTAACCTGCCAGTAGTTGCTTGTTGCCGATGCGAGGTTCGTCTGACCAACAGCACGATTCGCGTTAGTGACGGCACCCCACGTTGTGGCAAGCGTGCCCGACGTGTAGGTCGATCCTTCTGCGAGGTGGAGGATCAGCGTCAGCGAAGCCGCGTTGTCATTGTCGTTGACACCGGTCGTGTCAGCCGGAAACGTCAGCGTTTTCTGTTCCCACGTACCGCTCGCGCTTACAGTGTACGACTTAGAGACCGACCGAGTGTTATCCTCGTCGTAGAGTTCCGCGATGTACGTGCCCGTCACGTTGCTCTTCACCCAGAACGTAAGGGTGAGTGCCTGCGCGCCGGTTGTACCCTTCGCGACGCGCTGGACGTCAAACCCTTCCAACGACTGCTGAATGCGGAGAAGATCACCCGCTGCAGGCGAAGCGTCGGCCGTCGTGCAAAGCATCTTCAACGAGCGCCGCAAACCTGTACCCGTAGGCGCGTCATTCTCAATGCTTTGCGTCCACGTGCCGAGCGTTCCCGCGTACGTTACCCACCGATCAGCCGTGTAATGCGCGTACGCGTTGCTGATTGAAGCCGTGCTCGTTCCGCGTTGGCTAATTTGCATAGCGCCATTGTAGAGCAGGTTCCTGAATGGGTAAGCGCTTTGTGCGTTAGTCAGGTCGAGGTTGTTCTTCAAGTCGTTCATGCCAGCATATGTCGAGCCGTCGCCATCTGCGCGAAGGATCTGTCCAGCGGTGAACGTTGGAATGGTGGTGTACGTTGCCATTTTGCTCCTATACCTGCCCGAATCCTACCACACGGTCGAGTTCTGGCTTCAGTTTGCGTGCGAAATCCTTGGCGCTGAACTCGTTACCGTTGACTGTTACATTGACCACCGTGGTGCCGCCTCCGTTGATGCGATCAGCACCGGCAAGAGCAGCAGCGAGAGAACGCTGGGCACGAGGGTTCGACAATGGAATGACCGCTTCTGGTCCGGCTTCACCAGCGACGAACGTGGCACGCTTCAAAACACCACCCATCGCAAGCCCGTAATCCGCTCGCTTTGGCACTGGGTGGTCTTCGCGCCATGAAGCCATCATCGCGTCGATCTGCTTTGCGGTGTACTTCTTCTTGCCGTCCTTGTTCTTTGCGTTCTCGAGCGAGTTGCGATATGCGACACGCCGCTTGTCCCACGCAGCGGAAGCATCATCGAAACGCTTTTTGTTCCCAGCCGCAATCTCACCGGTAGCAATCGCAGACGGACTAACCACAGTAGGAGTGTCGAGACCAATACCTCCGTACGCTGCCAACTGGGTGATCTGCGCGAACACAGCAGCGAGTTGCTGGCTGAACATGGTCGCGAACTCAGTGCCAAGAAGCGAGCCGGTCTCGCCACCAACGATTGCGCTCAGTCGCGTTCGGAACTCTTCGGCGTTGATGATCCCACGGTCGAACAGTTCCTTCAGGTTGTTGATGTCTTCGTCGTACGACTTCTCTTTTTGCGTCATGCTCTCTTCGAGCATGCGAGCCTCTTCATCGAGGAGCCAATCGTCCAACTCTTGCTGTGCCTGCTTCTTGCCCTCATCAGACTCTGCATTCGCCACAGCGTCCTCGAGCCTCTGCTTGTCACGCTCTCGAGCAGTTTTGTCTTGTTGTGCACGAATCTGAACCAGCGTCATTCCGGAGGTAAGCGTGCCGGTGCTGGTCATCCCAGCGATGGACGCAGCCGACACGCGCCCAAGCATCCCACCAAGCCCCGACGTCAGGCTGCCAAGGTTGTCGCGTGCTGAACGAACTGCGTCTTCGAGCACAACACGAAAACCCTTGACGAGGCTTGCTTTCTTATTCTTGATTCCCCATAACACACCATCGACCAGCGGCTCGCCAATCTCGTTGGCAGTGACTTTCGACGGGCTTGCAATGCCAAGGATCTTTTTAGCCCATTCGATTGGATCTTTGACAGCGCGGAGCAAAACGTCTTTGACCTTGTACGCTGCGTTCGAAATGCCGGAAGAGATGCCATTGACGATTGACGCCCCCAGTTGGAAAGCCGATGTGATGACATCGGCGGCAGCGTTCACAATCACATTGGCAATGTACAACTTGATGAGTTTTTGCAAGATTCCAGGGAGGTACGCCCATGCTTTTTGCAAACCGGTGAGCACGGCACTGCCCATGGTGGAAGCGGCTGTGCCGATAAGCGTGCGAGCATTTTCGATCGTGCTGGCTACCCTTAGGATGCCGGTGAGGAACGCACCGACGAACTTGTCTTGCATGAACTTGACGGGCATCTCCAGCGCGTAAAGCACAAAACGTGAGAACCTAGCAAACGCGCCGATCGCTCCGTCCACGAGAATGAAAATCGCGTTGAGCACTGAGTGAGCACCACCTCCGAACTCTTCACCCATGCGATTCGCTGGAGCGATGACGTACTTTTCGATTGTGTCACCAATCTTGAACAGCGCCCTACTGATCGGTAATAGCAACTTGCTACCAGTGTCTTCGAGGAACCACGCCAAGCCAGAGATAACAGACCTGATTTTGGTTGCCATTAGGAAGATACCGCCGATGATTTTTTCGATCATTGGTCCGATAGACTTGAACAGTCCTTCGAAAATGCCAACAAGCACGGTGTTTTGGATGAATGACTGGAAGCGGTAGGTAAGCGCGGTCAACTGGTTGAAAAACGAACGGCGAATGCCAGTCAACATGTCGTTCAATCCAAACACCGCTTGCACTCCGAACCGTCGCACCAGATTGGCGACAGCACCAAGCGCGTCGTCAGCCAAACGCACGATCGAAGGCAAAACAACATCAGCCAGTTTTAGGATCGGTCTGCCAAAGAACTTGACAAACGCCGCCCCAATCTTGATCACCTTGCCAGCCGGGAACACAGCGAGCGCGAGCGCCAAACCGGTCTTCCAGTGTTTCAACCAAAACTCTGGGTCGAGAATCGAAATGATCATGTCGGCAAGGATCAACGTTCCAGCGTCAGCCAGTGGACCAGAGTTAGCAACCGCGTACTTGGCGAACGTTTGGATCATCTTGTTGACGGCTTCATTGGTGATTTTGATGCCGGACGAAATGCCGTTGCCGATTGCTTCACCAACGACTGACCAGTCGACACCACTCATTGCTGTTGAGATGTTTTTGGTTAGTGCCTCTAGCGCGTCCTTGCTAAGATTGAGTACGAACTCTGCTTTGCCCTTCAAACCATCCGCATCGCGAAATGCGTTTACAAACTCAATAATCAGATCCTTCGCTTTGGTAACGTACTTTGTCGCAGATGCAGCAATCGCAGGTAGATACTTCACCGCGATGTTGGACAATGACACGATGACCGGGGTAAGCGCCACACCGACCTGTTCGAATGCGTTCTCGAGAGCGACCCCGATCTTCTCTTGTGCACCTGCGGCTGTGTTGCCATAAGCCTCAGCCTGCCCCGCGAACTTCTTGCGAAGTGCCGCGATCGCCTCTTCCTTGGTGGCATTCTTGTCAATGATGATGCCGTACCGCTTCAACGAAGAAACACTGCCAGCGTTGACCTTGTTGACCAACTTCGCAGCCGCACCAAGATCCATCTGTGCGCCACGCGCGATATCAGTGACTAGCGCCAAGTCCTTCTGGCTCTTTGCCACATTGCCGCTCGAACGAACAAGCGCTGAAAACGCGTCCTGCAGATCCTCATCATCGAACGCGCTCATCATCGACAGCGACTGCACCGTGTCGTCGATTTGCTGGCGCACCTGCACGGTGTTCTTGCCCAGCGTGGTCAACTGCGCCGCTAGTCGCGCATTCGACGCCTCAGCCTCAGCAGCAGCCTTCCCAGCCTTCACAAGACCAAGTCCGATGCCAGCAACACCAGCAATAGCAGCAGCAGCGGTCGCGCCACCAAGCAGCAACATGCCCTTGCCAGCGCCGCGACCAATGCGCTTGCCAAAATCATCGCCAGAACGAGCGGAACGACGGAATGCACGCTCGAGACTGCGTGCATCTCCGGTGATCGCAACTTCGATTTTGCGTGTCGCCATTTACTTGCTCATCTGTTTCATGTCGGCTGCTATTGCTTCGACCTCGTCAGGCGTGAGATCTTGCATCTCCCACGGTTTTAGTCCGTAGATTCGTCCAATGGCTGGGTGCCACCATCCTCGAGGATCATCGCCGGAGTCTCCTCGTCTACTCCGGCGAGAGTAGGGTCTTCGTCGTCGCTCTCTGTCATGATAGCACCAACATCGAGATCGAGCAGGTCGTCACGGCTGATCTTGTGACCGGCACGCTGTGCGCACACCACCGCAAGGCTGATGACGATGTCCGGGTCGCCAGTGGCAAGTGCATCTTCAAAGTCGCCCGGGCGAAGCCCGGTCTCGTTCTTGATCATGCCCAACTCGCGGTAGGTGAACGACTCCGGGACTGGGTACTTTCGCTTTACCTGCCCGGGAATGTCAATGGTGATGTAGTTCACAAGGTTCCTCCTCGTCCTAGCCCGTTTTGGCTCGTTACTCTGTCGAGCATGTCCTCGAGAGCCTCGAAGACCTCGCCCTGTTTTGCTTCTAGTGCTGGCAAGAGGAACGGCCTTCGAGCCTTCACCCTGCCGGACACCCCGAACTCGTAGATCCCCGGGTATTTGTATCCACGCTTTTGTGCCCGGTTCTCAACAATCGCAGTCGCGCCACGCACGCGTGGTCTGATTGCGTTTTTCAGTCTACCAGATTCGATCAAGGCATCTCGTTCTACACGCAACTTTGCTTCGTCGCTGACGATCTTGGCAACGTCCTGCAACTCGCGCTGCAGATCGCGCCGAAGGTCTTTGCTGACCTTGCCAAAGTCGCGAACTAGTTGATCTAGCCCTTGTACTGCAACGGTAGCGCCAGCGTAGCGGCGTCCCGCCATCTTACGTGGCGTTCTCGCTCGAGACCACCGTCAGCGTCATCGGCTGGTTCGTGCCGTCGTCCAGTGCCTGAATCTCGACGTCCAGCATGACGATATCGGGACCAGCAATAGTCGGAGTAGCGGACGTGATCATCGCCTTGGGGATCGTTACCGTGGTGGACGGGTACGTGGAGCCAGTGATAGCCGTGGTACCAGTCCATTGACCGATCACATTGGTCAGCAGCGTGCCAGCACGGTACTTCGTCACAAGATCATCCGTAGCCCACGTAGAGCCAGAATCAGCGCCGAACTCGAGAGAGATAGTGGCGGTGATCTCATCCAGCGCGTTGATGATCGGGCGTGACTTCAGCGTGGTGCTGTTGATCTGGTAACGCTCGACGTCGTAGCCGTGCGTCACGCTGACCTCGTACGAGCGGATCGGCACCGTGGTGCCGTTGATCGAGAACGAGCCACCAGCGTAGGTCAGCGGCTCACTGCTGCTGCTGTACGTGGCAGAAGTGACGGCGCTGGAGGACGGAGCATAGTCGCGACCGTCGACGGTGGCGCTCATGGTGAGAATACCGTCGACCTCGTTGGACAGGCTGAACTCCGTGATGAAGCAGCCGGTGGCGTCCATGCGACGAACGGTGCCGCCGACGTCTGCGACTCCGGTCTGCACGGTCATGCTCGAGCCGGAAGCGGGATCGCCCAACTGCATCGTGTACGTGTACGCGGTCGTACCGGTCTTGATGCTGCCGATCGCTCGCGAGTCACCCATCGCCTTGATGAGCCAGTAAATCGGCGTGCCACCGTTGGAGTAGATCTCCGTGTCGATGCTGCCGTTGACGCCCTTCTTGTTGACGACCTGACGGTCGCTTCGCATGACGCGGAGACCAGAGCGAAGCCCTGCTGCCATCATGTGCTCGACCTGCAACTCCAGACCAACGCTGGTTGCTTCGAGCGTGTACGCCGGGGTTACGCTGGTGCCGTAGGTGGTCTCGAGACCGAACATGACCTGCGACCCCATGCCGCTGCCGATTGCCATCAGATGGACTCCTTCTGCTTCTTACTGGTTGCCTTGGTTGGCTTGGTCGTTGGGGTGTCTGTGTCCACGGTCTCTTCGTTTTCTGCGTACTCCCAGACGGAGCACTCGCCTACCAACCGGCGAGCGATCCTCTCGTCGACTTCGACAGGCTCCAAGCGAGTGGCTTCGAGCGTGCCGCCCTCGATGAGAGGAACGATCACATGCTGGACACTTCCATTGTACACGATTTTCATGGTCAGATTCTCGCTTGGACGCGGATTGTTACTGTCATAAGAGCAAGCCTGCTCTGTTCACTGGTGATCGGCTCGAGTTTGTATTCTGCGATCTGTGAGACAAGCACTGTGTTACTGCATGCCGGATCTGCACGCACTGCATCTTCGATTTCGGCAAGAATAACCAAACAACGCTCGTCTGCTTGCTGTTGCTGTCGACCTTCGCGCACGATTCCAACGTGCACGGTCTGGTCAAAGTTCTCGTATTTCAGCCCGTTAGCGCCACCAACAGTTCGGTACTCTTGGGTCGCGGTCACTTCTCCAAGCAAAACGTGCTCGCGTGTCAGCGCCCCGGTTGGCATGCCGTAAGCGATCTGTACACCCGTAAGACCAGCGCGTGCCTGCAACTTAGCGATGAGAGCGGCACGATAAACACTGATCCTCGAGGTCGCCATTAGAACGCGCTCGTGTGTCGCCTGTACGGAGCCAACAGAGAAAGTGCGGCTGTTGGGATCGTGAATGTGATCGTGCGGTTAGGCGAGATTCCCATGTCGGGATCACTTAGTTCGGTGTTGAACCCGAACGCGTCGACGCGACGGTCGATGTTGCTGGCAACTGTGATGATGGCGGCTCGCTGCACGTCCTCTGGCACAGTCTCGAATCCCCAATGTCGCGATGTGATACGAACCTTGGTATGCCCAAAGTTGCGCGTGTACTCGCTGTTGTGAAGATCGATAGTGTTGTTGAATCTAATCGACTCGAAAGTCCAACGCCTGCCTACCGGCTCTGCGATCCACTCCGTGTTTTTTGTCAGAGTCTCTTCCTCTGGCAGATCTGGGTGAATGATGACGTCGGTGTTGGTCAACGCATGGATGTCATAAGGATCGATATCGAGCCAGTACGCTCCGTAATCGAGTCTAAAATCTCGTTGCACTTGACTCGCCAGCGAGACCTCGCATACGAACTCGCGCTGCACTGCACTGATGATCGCGCGGCTTGCCTGCGTGATGATTGTGCTGATGAGCGAATCGCGTGTCGTGTCGGCTGCTGGAAGTTCGAGTTCAGCCCTGACCTGCGCTAGCGTTACGAGGTCTACGGCAGCCACTTGCTAGCGCTTCTCCTTGCTGCGCTTTGCAGCAGGTCGCTTTTCGGCGGCAGCCACTGGGATCTCGCCGGTTGCGCCGATCTTGCGGAGTTCTTCGTTGACCTCTGCCACTCCGTTGGCGTTGCCGCGCTTCTCGTATCCGGCTCGCTCGTTTAGTAGAGCCTTGATGTGTGCGCTGCGCTGTTCGTTGCTCATTGGCATGTTGCCTTCTCCTCAGTAGGGGAGCGAACCCCACCACAGCGAGGAGTCTGTGGTGGGGTTCGCAGTGTGCTACAGAACCTCGTTGAGACCGGTTCCGGTGATCTTGCAGATGCCCTCCGGGTAGCGACCGCTGAGGAAGGCGGAGTAGCCGAACAACTGCAGGCGCACCTCGAGGGTGTCCGACAGCGGAGCGTCCAGCACGCGGAACCGCGTCTGTCCCTCCATCACGCGGAGGTCAGGCGCGTGGATGACGAGGATCGCGTCCTCGTCCGTGCCCGAACCAAGCGTGGTCGGCATGTTGGCGTCGATCACGACCGGGAGACCGGCGATGGTGCCGACGACGCCCGTGTCCTGCGTGCCGACAGCCTGCATGAGACCGCCCTGCTGGAACAGCGGGGACGACGTCGACAGACCAGCCGCGAGGAAGGCGGCACGGCGCGGGTGCATCACGATATGGGTCGGGAACTGATACCGACCCGATGCGACCTCCTCGATCGCCTTGTAGATCTTCGGAAGGAAGTCTGCGGCGGTCGGGGTGGACGACGTGAGCGTGACAGAGTTGATGCTGCTGACGTTCAGCAGACCGGTGTGCTCGCTCGAAGCGGACAGACCGTTGATCAACTGGCGGTCGAACTCAGTCACGTACGCACCAGCGAGGTCGGACGCGATGACCGAATCGAACGCCGGGTCGGAGCGGTCGAGCAACTGCTGCGAGATGTCGACCTGACCGGCGATCGTGCGGACGTTGGTCGTCAACTGCGACGTGACCAGATCCTGTTCCGTGACGGAGCCACCTTCGGTCTGGACGCCGACGGCACCGCCGGTCGTGACGCGCGGAACGGTGAACGACGTGCCACTTGCCGGGAGCGGAGCCTTCGGCAGGTTGTTGAGCAGCGGACCACCGGCACGCGCGAGCGGCGCGGCAAGCGCGGACAGGTACACTGGGGGGATGTAACCTGCGCCGCCACCGGCAGCGGTCATGTCGCGGCTCTCCGTCTCCATCTTGTGACGGTTGAGGCGGTCGGACGCGTCGCGGTCGTTGCGAGCGTAGATCAGGTCGCGGAAGAACGAGTTCGTTCCGTCGGGGCGGTAGGTTGCCTCTTCGCGCGTGACGCGAGGGGCGCTGCGGTGCTCAGCGGCGTCGTCGTCGTCGTCGGTGGCGAGGACGGGAGAGTTGCGCCGCGCCTGCTCGATGCTCTCGACCTGCGCCACGATCTTCTGGCGGCGCTCGACCTCAGCCTCTGCCTTGGCTGCACGACCTTCTGCGTCGGCGATGGTCTCGTCGTCGGCGGTGGCGACCGCAGCGACTGCGTTCTCGAACTCGTCGAGGGACGCATTCAGCGCCTCGCGAGCCTGCTTGATGGAATCACTCATGGGTTCCCAGTTCCTTCCGGTATCGTTGGAGTTTGGCGTGCCAGATGGCACTGACCTGTCGCACGTCCCGTCCCAGATGATTCTGCGGCTCTGTTCCGCCCTCCTCTACAGGAGCGACGTGGGTGGCCTCTGGGATTTCTCCAAGACGACCCTTGTTTCGTGCATCTTCAAGGATAGCAGACTTGGTAGAGGGATATGCTGGTATGGAAACAACACTGACCTCGTAGATGTCTCGAACCTGGCGGATCGTGCGAATCGGCACGCCGTTGCTGTCGTCGAACTCGTCATCTTCGACGGTGAACGCGAAAGACATCTGGTCGACGGTTCCGTTGGCGAGTTTTGCAGCGACTCGAGCGACATCTGGGTCTCGCATGTCGACACGCGCCCAAACGCGCAGCCCATGGTCGTCTTCTGTCAGTTCAAGCGAGCCGTTCGCAGTGCGAGCAAGGACGCTAGCGGTGTCATGATCGAACAGGAGCCTGACGTCGCCGTTGCGCTGTAGGGCGTTGGCGAATGCTCCACGCTGGATCTTCTCGCGGAAGCCACCAAGGTCATCGCTTAGATGCGGTTCGAATACAGCAGCGTATCCAACCAACGTGCGGTAGTGAGCGCCTGCGCCGCTCTTGCGAAGTTCGAACTTCGAAGAAGGAGCAAGTTCTCGCATGTCAGCGTAGACTGCTTCCATATTGTCGGCTTCGGACTCGCCTTCGACTGGATCCACCGTGTCGTCTTCTTCCATTTTTTCACCTTCGCTTGCTGCTGTCGCAGGTGCTGTTGCGTCTGGAATGATCCAGAACTTGCATACAGCGTCCGGTTCAACCAAATCTGTAGGTGCCAACAGTTCGCAGACGCCGCCACCGTTGAAGAACGCGCATTGCGAGCACATCAGACCTTCGTTTTTGAACACGTTGTCCGAAGGCTCGATGTAATGGACTCCGCCTTCGCCGATGCCCTTGTCAAAGTACCCGAAGACCTCGACTACTTCTTCCAGCGCTTCGTAGATCGCCTTCTGTCGAGGAGTTGCCCAAGAACTATCGTCGCGGTACTCTAGGCTGCGTGTGTCTCCTTCGGTCGCGCGATCCATTTCAGCCACTTTCCGAGCAGCCCATCTTGCACCGGGCGCTCCGTTGGTTGAGTCGATGCCCCACAGCAGAGCGGCAACGTACCCGGGCGTCTCCTCGCCAGCCTTTGAATCGGACTCCGTCCAGTCGGTCTGGTGCCTTGCCCACCACCACGGCATGCGCCTGACCTTTGACTCGCTGAGTGGCTCGCGTGCTGCCATGCGACGCGCGTCTCTGATTGTCGCAGGCACGAGACCATCTCCGCCCTTTCCATCCTCGTACAGACGCAATCCCTTTTTGGCAGCGGCTGCCATGGCAGCGGTCGGTGTCAGATCGACATCTCCTATTGCACGCACAAAAGCGACATGATCGTCGGCTGCTCCATTGATGTCGATGTCGCCAATCGCGATGCCCTGTGCCAGCGCTTTCTTCACAGCGTCAGCCTCACTCTGGTCAGAGTCTGGGTCGTAGGTGTAACAAGTTCCACCTTCGCCCCACTTCTTGCCCGGTTCGCCTTCACTTTGGCAGTCTTGTACTGGCATACTTACTCACCTACCCGTGGTGTGTTTGGCGCTCCGCCCACAGGAGTCTGCTGGACATCGTCACCGTCTGGTACCGGCGGTCGCCCCTCCAACTCGCGAATCTCATTCGCAGACATCCACCCAGCCTGCCTTGCTGCCACGTACGACGTGTACCGCTGTGCGAGATCTGCTCGCAAGATCGAGTCGACAACGAAGAACGGGCGCATGCTGGTACCACCGAACAGATCCAGATCGTGCCCGATTCCTTGCTCGATTCGTCGGATACGCGGCAAAAGCGTGTAGTTCAAGAATCGAATGCTCTCTTGTTCAGCGGTAGATCCAGTCGGCTGCCCAAGCCCAAGCATATGAGCAGGAACGCGGTAAATGCGAGCGATGTCTTCGACCCCCATCTTGGTCTGTTCAACAAAAGCCGCGTCCTGCATGTTGATGGGAATCTTGTCGAGTTCGGCACCAGCGGCAAGAATCGCAGGCGAATGCGAATTGCCAAGTCCGCCATGGCTGTTGCGCCACGTCTCGAGCATCTGACGCGCCTGCTGTTGCCCTACCTGACCGGGAACCTTGATCACAAGCCCCGGGCTGGCATCGTTGCTGAAGAACCTACCAGTGAACTCGATCATCGCCATAGCGTTGGCGATGACATGCCTGTGCTGCGTGATCGGTGACATCCCAACAAGCGCTCCAGCGGGAGCGTATCCGGGGATGTGAATGACCTCGTTCTTGGTCAGCGTTCTGACTTCGCTGGTGGAAAGGTAAAACTCGAACTCGCGTGCACCAGTCTTTTCGTTTCGCTTCACGAACACTGAGTTTGGATCAAGAACGATCAACTCGACTACGCGACCAGCACTGTTTTTGATTTTTTGGAGGTAAGCGTTGCCGTTGGTTTCGATGCTACCAGCGATTTGCGAGTAGAACTCTGTCGGACTCTGCTCGGAGTTTGGTCGGTGGTGCAACAACGTGTGCTGCCACGAGTCGGTGATCGGCACGACGTCGTCGCGCACTTCGACAGGCAACATACCGATGGTCTCGCTGACTAGGCGGATCGCTGAACTGAGGGCTGGTAGTCCCATCGCGGCTTCGTTTGTTACCGCTCTTCCTGTGAACGATGAAACGTTCGACCCTGGAATCGGGATAGCGCTGCTTCCGAACTCGCCCATGCGGATCTGTACGGAGCCGCTGTGCCTGCTGCGGATGATCAATCGAACACCTGAATAAATGCGACGCGCTCGACTGGTACGAGCACGTGACCTTCGAGGTCGTAGGTTGCGTTTTCGTTTTCGATCACTGCTGCTGCCTCAAGCAGGTAGTGGCTTCGTCCGATTCTTCCCATGAAAACGCCCTCCACGCTTGGCTGATCGTTGGTTAGGTGGATTCGCGCCATTTTGCGCTTTCTACGAAGCCCGAACATGAACGTCTCCTCGTGTGGTTGCTGTCAGTATATCACCAAGGTGTGGGCGTGTTGATGTGTTCAAACACAGGTGCGCCCCCGTCTTCGAGACCGGGGGCGCGTAACGTGCTCCTAGAACGAAAAGTCGTGATAATGGGAGCGGTGACCGATCGAGAGGTTTCCGAACGACCCGTCCTTCTTGACCTTGAACTCGCTGATCCGTGCGTCCGGGCAGCGCTCGTAGCGGTAGGTCTGGGCGTCGCTCATGCCGTTGTTGTCGGTGCGGATTGCTTTGTCACGCTGCACGAGTACTGCGCTGATCTGACCCTTGCGCTTGCCGGTCTTGAAGCGCTTGATGTCGACGATAGTGCACGCAGTGCGATCTGTGTACCAGCAAACGGTTGCTCCCATTCCGATTTCCGGCTCCGGGTTAGCACTGCCCAGCATGATATTGCTGATGAGGCTGTTGGTATGCATGGGAGTCTCCTTTGTGTTGGTGTTGTTCGTTCCCATACACAAAGTAAAGCAGATCAAGACACACTTGTCAAGTGGTCATGTGCAACTACGAGACGTCAATCAGGCTATTGCCGTCTTGATCGACACTGTAGAGCGTTTCGATCTTCAACTCGTCGCGCCGCCTGTAGTAATCCTGCGCCTGCTGCCTGCGATACGCGTCACGCCAGATACTGCGATGC